AGTCTAGCTACTGAAGCCCGATCAGAGTACGTGCAGCTTGAAGCCTCGAAGGACATACTGGATCGTACAGGATTCAAGCCCCCGGATCGTAATCGGACGGAAGTGCTAGGGGATATTCAGGTCAAGATAGATCTGAACTAAGGATCGCATGGGGTGTGGGGGGACCCCAAAAGTCGGGACGACTTGAGAGCGATGAGGTCTTCTACCGGCATTTTTTCCGCCCAGGGCTCAATGTGCGTTTCGGTTTCTCCTCAACCTTCAGAAAATATTTTTTCTTATGAAGGTTTGAAAGCTGGAGAAACGACCCATGCCATACGGCACCGCTTCGTATAACCGAGCTGCCCCTAAAGGTTCTGCTCCGTTTAACAACCCGTCCCCTGACATGCGTGGGATGGTTGTTCGTTCGTCTGACAAGACGAGTGATCTTTTCAAGATGGATGCGGACATGATCCGCAACGCCTCCTGGTACAAGGGCTCGAAGTAGGCTCATGGCCTACGGAAAGCGCAGGAACACTGCTGCCAAGTCGATGGCGAGCCCGATGTACCGCAAGCGCGTCAAGCCTTCTGGCAAGCGTTACAGCCGCAAGAAGTAGGGATGCCCAAGCAGCCCAAGACGCGCGGAGGCGTGAATAAGAAGTATGTGAAGGGTTCCAAGAACCCTAGAGCGCAGGAACGTGAGATCAAGAGCACTGCGCGTAAGTACCGCGCTGGCACTCTCACCAAAGCCGAGATGAACAAGATAGCCAAGCAGCGGTCTAGGAATGTCAAAAGCTCCTACAAGAAAGCCAGCGAAAAGAGGCGCAAGCGGCTCGCGTAAGCTGGGTGCGAGCGTTGAGTCTGCCATCAGGAAGTACGCTGCCTCCTCGAACTATACCGAGGCGCAGCTACGACAGGTCGCCCGTCGTGGCATGGGTGCGTACTTCTCCAGTGGATCGCGCCCTGGCCAGACGCCGCAGAGCTGGGCCATTGGCCGTGTGAGGTCTGCTGCTACCGGTAAGGGCGGTGCCCGCAGGGCGGATGCCGACATCCTGCGCAAGCGTCGTCCCGGCAAGAGCAAGGCCTGATGGAAGCGGAAGACGCGCCACAGATCGGCTCCTGGAATTTTGTAGGGGAGCTGTCGGTGCAGGACTTGCGTCGCCTGCGGCAGATCGTGCGCAAGGTCCACATGCGTTACCACCCGACAGAGTTGGTGAGCGACTACGAGGCAGATCGCATTATCGAGAGTTTCGGCCCGGAGGTTGCTGCCAGCCTGATCCGCACGGGCGTTGACGGAGGCTATGTTCACTGATGGCGACCAAGAAAGACCCACGCCTGGCTCGTGCTGGAGTATCTGGTTTCAACAAGCCCAAGCGCACGCCCAATCACAAAACAAAATCACATGTTGTGGTTGCCAAGGTAGGCGATCAGGTCAAGACGATCCGCTTTGGTCAGCAGGGTGTGCGTGGCGCTGGCAAGAATCCAAAGAGCGCCAGGGACAAGGCACGCAAGAAATCCTATTACGCTCGCCACAACGCCCAGGACGCAAACCCTTCAAGGCTGTCTGCTCGCTACTGGAGCCACAAGGTCAAGTGGTGATGGAGAAAGAGTTTGCCCAGATGCTGCCTGTTGAGTTGCCTGCGTGGTTGCAGCGTGCGTGGAATCCCAACACGCCAATGACCAAACAAAACGAGACAATGCGCACTGGCACGCATTACTCGCCCTCTTTAAAGGGCATGATGGTTTACCCGACCATCCGCATGGTTGATGGCAAGCTGACACAGATGAACGACGAGGATGCGCGGGCCCGTGCTGTGCAGATGAAGGATTACATCCTGTTGCCTGGCATGGAGGACTACAAGCAGGGAGCACGGTTTTCTCAGGCATTAAGCCGCGAGGCCGCTCGACGCCGCAGCCTGTTTAATCGTCGTTAAATGCCGACGCTTGAATACAAGCCTGACGGCGAAATCCTCAAAAAATTTATGCGCTCGGATACCTTCTTCCGGGGTATCCGTGGCCCGGTTGGGTCTGGCAAGTCCGTGTCCTGCTGTATCGAGGTCATGCGGCGGGCCATGCTGCAGGAGCCCAACAAGGAGGGCGTGCGACGCAGCCGCTGGGCCGTCATACGAAACACCAACCCGCAGCTGCGCACGACCACCATCAAGACCTGGCTGGATTGGTTTCCCGAGAATGTCTGGGGAAAATTTAACTGGTCTGTGCCCTACACCCATGTCCTGAAACGTGGCGAGATCGAGGCAGAGGTTATCTTCCTGGCTCTCGACCGGCCCGAGGATGTCCGAAAGCTGCTCTCGCTTGAGTTGACAGGCGTGTTTATCAACGAGGCACGCGAGGTGCCCAAGTCGATTGTCGATGCCTGCACGATGCGTGTTGGCCGCTTTCCTTCCATGCGTGACGGCGGGCCTACCTGGTATGGCGTGATTGCCGACACCAACGCACCGGAAGAGGATCACTGGTGGCCTGTCATGGCAGGCGATGCGCCCGTGCCGGATTACATCTCGGCAGAGGAAGCCCTGATGATGGTCAAGCCTGACAACTGGGAGTTCTATACCCAGCCGTCTGGCATGAACGAGGTCCGCGACGAAGAGGGCAACGTCACGGAGTATGAGCGCAACACGGACGCCGAGAACGTCAACAATCTGCAGCCGAACTACTACTCGAACATCATTCGCGGCAAGAGCCGGTCATGGATCGATGTCTACGTGATGAACCGGCTTGGCATGATCGAGGAAGGCAAGCCTGTCTATAACCAGTTCAACGACAAGGTTCATATCTCCAAGGAGCCTATCCCGATCCCCGAGAATGCTGATGTGCATGTCGGGCTGGACTTTGGACTGACGCCTGCCGCTGCTTTCTGCGTGCAGCTGCCCCGTGGCCGATGGGCGGTCGCGCGTGAGCTGGTGGCAACTGACATGGGAACGGTGCGCTTTGCCGAGCTGCTGCGGCACGAGATAGCCGTCACGTTTCCGACCTGTAACGTATTCGTACATGGCGACCCTGCTGGCGACATGCGTGCGCAAACCGATGAAACCACACCTTTTCAAATCTTGCGCGCTGTCGGTCTGCAGGCTCGTCCTGCTCCCTCCAACGATGTTGCGCTGCGCCTGGATTCAGTGAACCAGTGCCTGACGCGCATGGTTGACGGCACGCCGGGACTGATCCTCGACCCTGCCTGCGTGCAGCTTATCAAGGGTTTCCAGGGTGGGTATCACTACCGCCGCATGTCGGTATCCGGTGACCGCTACGAGGACCGTCCGTTCAAGAACAAGTTCTCTCATATCCACGATGCCCTGCAGTATGCGTTGCTGGGAGCTGGCGAGGGGCGGCAGATACTGGGCGGCGACAGGCAGACGCCGATATTTCAGGCCCGTCGTGACTTTGATGTGTTCACACGCAAGCCGAAGAAGGCCAAGACGAAAGGCTGGGCAAACTTCCTTGCTCGCTAATGTGCGTTGCGAGCCGGTCTGCAACAGGCATTTGTGGCAGGCATGGATGAAATGCGTGACACCACGGCTGAGCATCTTGAGGCAATTTCCAGGAACGCTCGCAAGGCCGACGTTTTTGAATGCTATTTCGCAAATGGCAAACCGTTTATCGACACGCTGAAAGAGTCCCTGCGTATGTCGAAGCGCACGACAACGTGGCTGCACAATGGCACGCCTGCTGCTGTGTACGGCGTGACCCAGATCGATCCCGATAGGGGTGTGCCGTGGCTCCTCGGCTCCAAACTCATGGACTCCTTTTTGGAGCCGGGGAGCATTCGTAACCAGACCCGTTTTATGAAGCAGTCCCGCTGGGTGCTCGGTGGCTGGCAGGAGATGTACCAGCATCTCGAAAACTACGTCTGGAAAGAAAACACGCGGGCTATTGCCTGGCTGCGTGCGCTTGGTTTCGAGGTTCATGAGCCAGCGCCATACGGCAAGTTTCGTGAGCCTTTTCACAAATTCACATGGAGCGACTGATGTGTATGGGAGGCAGTAGGCCGTCTGGGCCAGACCCGGCAACCCTTGAGCGCCAACGCAAGCTGCAGGAAGCACAGCTTGCAAGCATCGAGGAACGGGAAGCGGAGCTGGCTGCTGATGAGGAGCGGCGCAAGAAGCGCCTTGAAAACAGCCGCATGGGCTATGCGTCGCTGTTTACCAGCGGTGCTGGCGGCGGCGGCTTTGTAAATGAAGACAGCGAAAAACGTGAAACGCTTGGTGGCTGACGTTTATGGTTGTTGAAGCTCCCCAATATCCCACCCCGTCTGGCGATCCTGCCGAGTTCTACATGCGGCGGTTCGAGCGTGCGCGTGCCATTCGGGAAAACTGGGTGTCCCTGTTCGAGGACTGTTACACCTACACGCTGCCTGCGCGTGAGAGCTTCTACATGGAGACAGGCGGCAGTGACCGGACAGACCACATCTTTGATGAGACGGCAGTTGTTGGCGTGCAGGAATTTGCCTCGCGCCTGCAATCTGGACTCGTTCCAACCTTTGCACGCTGGGCAGACCTGAAGGCTGGTCAAGAAGTTCCTGAACGCGAACGCGAAGATATTGATCGCAAGCTGTCGGAAGTCACCGAATACATCTTCGAGATCCTGCAGAACTCGAACTTTAACCAGGAAGTCCACGAGAGCTTCATGGACCTGGCGGTCGGCACGGGTTGCCTGCTGGTCGAGGAGGGCGATGTAAACCACCCGATCCGGTTCAATGCCGTGCCGCTGCCGCATATCTATCTTGAGGCCGGGCCGGACGACCAGATCGAGGGCGTGTACCGCACGCGACGGATGCGGCACGAGGACATACAGCGCATGTGGCCGGGCGCGGAAATGCCCGCGTCCATGCAGGCCCGCATCATGTCTAACAGCAACCAGATGTGTAACCTCATTGAATGCACGGTGCGCAACACCGAGCGGCCCAACGAGGTGGCCTATGACTACCTGGTGATCTCGAAGGACGACAAGTCCATCATCTATCGTGATGAGTTCAAGGGCACCGGCTCCTCGCCGTGGGTGGTGTTCCGCTGGTCCAAGGCCAGCGGTGAGATTTACGGGCG